CGCGCGTCGGCGCGGTCTCTCCTCCCCCCCCCCCCGCGGGGCCCCCGGCCGCCCCTCGCCTTTACCTAGAGCCCCTTGCCGTGGTAGACTTTCCTGGTCAGCCATCGAAAGGACCACCATGACCAACCCCAACACTGACCGCCAGTTTCCGAAGTGCACTCACTGCGGCGAGCCCTACCGGCCCCCGCGCACGACGGCGAAGGAGTTCCCAGGCACCAAGCCCTACGGCGGGCGAGGAACCTGCAACGCCTGCTACCGGGAGTTGCTGCGAGGCCACACCCCCAAGGCGCTCATCGACTGGACGGTCGAGCACAAGTGCTCATCGTGCGGCCAGAAGATGCGCCCCTCACGGAGCTCCGTGAAGGACTGGCCGGGTACGCGCCCCTACTCTGGGCAGGGGAAGTGCTCGACGTGCGCGAAGGAGGCGCGACGGGCGTATCCGACGGTCAGGGAGCTGGCCGAGATGGGTCACCCGTGCATTGAGCCCTGCCCCCTCCCGTCCAGTAAGCGATCCAACATCTGGTGAAAGGAGTACCCATGCTGTATCTACTCGTCTACGGCGACAAGAACAAGCCTGAGGTCGACGTCATCCTCTGCGACAATCATCCCGAGCGCACGAACGACGGCACCCTCATCTTCCGCAACGAGGGCCAGCGGGACATGTACGTCTACCCGGGCGATTACCTGTCGATCCAGCACGCCTACTTCGGCGGGAAGGACGCGTCCCCGTCGTTCCTGTTCGACATCCGCGAAGGCTCCCCGTCGAACGAGGGCGTGTCTATGACATACCCGGGGGATGTGCGATGAGCGCCGTGGAGAGGATTGCGTCGGTGCACGAGAGGGTGGCTCTGGCTGCTATGGACTGCGCCGCCGATGAGCTGCGCGACGCTTTGAATGATGTCGACCAGTGCGGTGCTTGGGATGTTCCGGCCCATAGGCGTGACGCGGAGCAGGATGAGGCGGTTATCCGCGTCCAGGAGGCGCAGGAGGCCCTTGAGGAGCAGTTGGAGATGTTCGCGGGTGACCGGTATGGGTTCGACGCGACGGTCCAGCTGGAGATGGGGGTCCTGTGATGGAGGTTTTTGAGCGGGCTGTCGACTCCTTGAGGGAGACTAGTCGTGAGGTTGACGACCTAGAGGCATTCGGTCTGAGCGCTCCAGTCGCCGATGACCTCCTGGATGAGGTGGGGGCCAGGTTTGTCGACGCTCGCAGTCGGGTTGAGGCGATCCTGGCGCGCATGCTCTTTGATCGCGGAGTGTATGCGGATGTTGAGCTTCATGGAGTCAGTGCTGGTGGCGTGGAGTAAGCAATCTCGTCGCCGTAAGGAGCTCCCTAAGGACTGGGCGAAGATCAGGCAGACAGTCCTCAAAAGGGATGGTGGCGTGTGCGTGTTCTGCGGCAACCCCGCGAATCAGGTGGATCATATCTTCCCTGATGGCCCGCACGTGCCAGACAATCTCAGGAGCCTCTGCCAGCACTGCCATATGGCTAGGACGCAGCAGCAGTCTGTTGAGGCGCGAAAGAGGCGCTACAATCGTGGCAATAAGGCTCGCGGCCCACGGCCGAAGAGTAAGCACCCCGGATACTTGTAGGAGACGATGATGGGAGTTAAGGGTCCGATTCCGAAGCGCAGCACGGAAGGGCACCGCACCACTCAGGCGCGTAAGCTCGATGGTGGCGTGGAGCCCGTGAATGTGGTCGCCGAGCAGGTCAAGCCCCCGAAGCCTGACCCCGACTGGCACCCGATCGCGAAGAAGCTGTGGAAGGCCGTGGAGCAGTCCACGTTCACCCGCTACTACGAGCCGTCTGACTGGATCGTCCTCTACTCCACTTGTGATGACTTGTCGAACTACAAGATGCAGGATCGGCGTTCGCCTACGATGCTGGCGGCTGTGAACACGATGCTCACCAGCCTCCTCCTCACCGAGGGAGATCGGCGTCGCGTGCAGATCGAGATCAACCGCGTGGACGAGTCCGAGGCTGAGTCTGCTGGCGTGGTCGCTCTCCAGGCTTGGGCGAAGGCGCGGGCCGCGAAGTGACCGAGACGCTCCCCGCACCCCGGGAGCGAACAGATACGCTCCCCCTCGAGCTACCCGAGAGGACGCTCGGGTATCATGCTGCCGCCTGGATGGTGGACAACCTGGTGCAGCCTAACGGGCCGCGCGCTGGACAGCCGTTCATTCCGACGGACCGGCAGATCGAGTTCCTTCTGCATTTCTACGCCCTGAATCATAAGGGTTCCTTTGTGTATAGGCAGGGAATTAGAAGGTTAAGCAAGGGATCGGGTAAAGGCTATGACCTGCGTCACAAAATCTTGACGACGGATGGATGGAAGCGCTTCGGCGATCTTGTCGTTGGCGACTACGTGTTCCACCCGTCCGGCAAGCCCACCAAGGTCACCCAGGTCCACCCTATCGACCAGTGGGACACATGGGAGGTGGAAATCTCCGACGGCACAGTCCTCACCGCCACCGGCGAGCATCTGTTCACGGTGGATGAGTTCGTTGGTTCAGCCAAACGCAAGCGCCGCACTCTCGATGTGCGCGCCATGGCTCGGGAAGGGCGTTTCAACCTCCGCCTCCCCGACGTAGACAAGGACGAGCTGCGCGCCCAGGGAGTCCCTGGTGGGGTGCTGGAGGGCTTCCAGAACGGGCGAACCATCGTCAATGCCCGCCGGGTCCCTCCGGTTGATGCTCGTTGTATCACTGTGGCGGCTGAGGATGGCCTGTATCTGGTGGGGGAGACGATGGTGGTCACCCATAATTCCCCGTTCGCCGCCGCGTTGTGCCTGTTCGAACTCCTCGGCCCTTGCCGGTTCGATGGTTTCGACCGACATGAGCCGTTTGGGGTGCGCGCCAAGCCTATGAGCATGCCGCTCGTGCAGATCGTCGCTACGTCGGAGGCTCAAACCCAGAATACCATCCGCATGGTCAGGGCGTTCTGCCAGAAGAAGGGGTCGCTCGCCCGCAAGTACGACCTCGAGGTGGCGAAGACGTTCATCGAGACGCCGGGCGGGGGGAAGCTTCAGCAGATGACATCCTCTGCGCACTCGATGGAGGGTGGCGAGGTGTCCTTCGTTGTGGGCGACGAGCTGGAGCACTGGCTTCCTGCTCAGGGCGGGCCGGCCATGTTGCAGACGATTCAGCAGAACGCGGCGAAGATGGGTGGCCGGTTCATGGGTACTTGTAACGCTTGGGTGCCGGGCGAGCAGTCGTCGGCTGAGGCGATCTTTGAGGCTTGGTGCGATCAGGAGGATGGCCTCACGCGCGGTAAGACGAAGGTGCTCTATGACGCCCGTATCGCTCCCCCGAATACGGTTCTGACGGACGAGCCTGAGGAGGGGCAGGTCGGTCTCACGGAGGCCCTCGAGTACGTGTATGAGGACTGTCCGTGGGTGAACCTGGAGTCCATCAAGGAGCAGATTTGGTCTCCCGAGTACCCTGAGTCGCGCTCCATTCGCTTCTTCCTGAACCGCCCGAACGCAGCTGAGGCGTCCTGGATCACCCTGGAGGAGTGGACGCAGCTCCGTAAGCCCGACCGGAAGGTAGAGCCTGGGGAGCGGATCGTCATGTTCTTCGATGGCTCCAAGTCCAATGACCATACGGCCCTCGTGGGGTGCTGCATGGAGGACGGGCACATCTTCAAGATCGGGCATTGGAAGCCTGAGAAGCCGCTCGGGGTTGTGAATGTGGCTGCCGTGGATGCTGGGGTGCGGAAGGCGTTCGACACCTACAACGTGGTCGCGTTCTGGGCTGACGTGCGCGAGTGGGAGTCGTTCACCCGTACTGCGTGGCCTGAGGACTTCGGCGACAGGCTGATCGTCCCCGCGGTGCGCGGCGGCATGTCCGCTTCGCCGATCGCTTGGGATATGCGGTCGCACGCGTACCAGTTCGCTGAGGCTGCGGAGACGGCGTTCACGGAGATTCAGCAGCAGACGTTCACTCATGATGGGGACTCTGCCCTGGGTGAGCATGTGTCGAACTGTCGCGTGAATGAGTTCAAGGGCCGCTGGTCGGTGAAGAAGGAGTCCCCGAAGTCCTCGAAGAAGATCGACCTGGCCGTGTGCATGATCGGCGCTAGAATGCTGTATAGACATGTGAAGAACTCGAAGGAGTGGGCGGACCTGACTGCTCCGCGAGGCGAGTGGAAGGTGTTCATGTGAGCTTCCAGAAGATGATCTCCAAGTTCTCATCTGGCGCCTACCGCCCCATCACCTATGAGGGCTACTACGAGGGGAAACGGCGCCTCGACGCGGTGGGTATCAGCCTGCCTGCGAAGGCGCGTGTCCTGGAGATTCAGGCCCCGTTCGCTAAAATGGCGGTGGATGTCCTCACCGAGATTCTGATCCCCGACGGGTACCGTGTCGCAGACGACGACAAGCTGGGTGTGGTGGAGCTGCTGCGGAAGACGTGGCAGGCGAACGACATGGATTCCCAGTTCAACCTGGCTGCTGCTGAGGCCATTAGTGCTGGTGCCGCTTATTGGGTGATTGCCCCACCGGATGATGAGCATGAGTTCGCTTCCATCCGCGCGGTGGACGCTAAGCACGCCCGCGTGCGCATCAACTTCCGCGGCGAGGTCGTCGAGGGCGTGGTCCTCTACCGCCGAGATGACGGGAATGTGGGTGCCACCTACTACACGCCCGATGGTGTGGAGTTCTACGTCAAAGGCAAGTACGACTGGAAGAGCGTCGGTCAGGGGCGCGAGGACCAGTGGGGTGCGTCGATCGTCCCCATGTTCAATCGGGCTCGCCTGTCTGACAAGTATGGTCGCTCTGACCTGCGTGAGCTCACCTCAGTCATTGACGCCGCCTCGAGGACGTTGACGAACCTTCAGGTGGCGCAGGAGGTTGCCTCCTCCCCTATGCGTGCCGTCGTGGGTGATGGGGCGGCGGAGATGCTGGCGCAGCACCCGGACAAGATGCAGGCGTACATGGGTAACCTGATCGCCATCCCCTCCGGCGGTGACGTGAAGCAGCTCACCGGAATGGCACTGGACCCGTTCATCAACACGTACCGGTCTTACGCTCTCCAGCTGTCCGCCATGACGGGCATTCCCCCGTCGATGATGGGTGTCTCCTCGGACAACAACCCCACCAGCGCTGAGGCCCTGCGTGTGGCGAAGGACCGCCTGATCGCCCGCGCGGAGAACAAGCAGCGCCAGTTCAGTGACGCCCTCGAGCGTGTCGGTCGGATCGTCGCTCAGGCGAACGGGATGCCCCTGGATGGGCTGGAGGCCCTTGAGGTGACGTGGCGTGACGCCGCCGCCCCCTCGACCTCCGCGCAGATGGCTAATGCCCTCCAGGCCCACAGTCAGGGGATTATCGGGGATGAGACGGCCCGCGAGTTCCTGCACCTCACCCCGGAGCAGCTGCGCCGCGCGGGGGGGAGCGGCAGCGACGCCTCTAACACTAACAGCAGAGCTCAAAACCGGAGCGAGCAAGCAGATTCTCAGCATAGCAAATCGAACACCACCCCAGCGAAGTCAAATGAAAACGTCGACCAGGCTAAAGTGAATAACTCATTGAAACAAATCCGAGAAGGGATAAATGGTGGCTGGTACGGGGTAAGCACTGGCGACCTAGAAAAAATAGAACGTGCATTCAATGGGCTCAATGGGGCTGAAGTTGATTCCGTAATCAAAAATATGTCAGATGATGAGTTAAAGCGGTGGGTAAAACTACTAGAAAGACCTTGGTTCTTTGGATGGAGTGGCTGGGACGTTCAGCACCGCCAGCAAATGTGGACGAGAATTCTAAAAGACGCCTCACCAGAAACAGTGCGTCGACTTGCTGGAATTACCAAAGACATTCAGCCTAAATACGATAATGTCGGTGGCGACGCAGCCAATGACAACACAAAACAGAACAATCGTGAATATAAGGAAGTTGACCCAAATGCTAAACCGGTTGTCAATGGAGTTAACCCTGATGACGTTAGTCAAGGCGCACTTGGGGACTGTTGGTATATTGCCTCTCTTCAGGCTGTGGCACGATCCAACCCAAGAATCATTGAAGAAGCCATTACCGACAACGGAAACGGTACATACACTGTACGTCTCTACCATGACGGCAAGCCGGTGTATTTAACAGTTACAGGGGATCAAGTGGAGAACGAAAGAGGACCAGCATTCGCTAGATCAACAGACAGAAAAGAACTATGGCCCAGCATAATGGAAAAAGCCCTCGCATCATATGAAGGTTCCTATGGTGCCATAGAAGGTAACTGGACTTCACACGGAATGGAAGTGATAACGGGACAAAAGTCTACAAAGAAAAACGACTTCTCCGCCAAGGACTTGAAAAATTCTCTCGACAATGGTGAGGCAGTGGCCGTAGATTCTAAAGATAAACCTCGGAGGTTGCCCTGGGAGGAAGATGACCCGAATTCCTATCCTGACCCATTATATAGGCCAAATGCGCAGGACGCAAATGGGAAAACCCTAGGTGACCCTCTCCACTATAATCATGCCTATAGCGTGAAGTCGGTTGATCTAGGTGACCCCAACGACGATTCGGACGATAAAGTGACTTTAGTTAACCCTTGGGGTCAAGGGTATGCTCCAATAACGTTGAGATTTGAAGACTTTAAAAGTCATTTTAGAGAGTTTTCTTTCAATTCCACAAAATGACACGCAACCTTGCATTCGCACACGTTAAGTCGAACCGAACATGAAAAAGACTTAGACAAAGAAAAGGTTCTGGCATTTTCACATTTCACACTTTTCGTAAATATTGAACCGATTAAATCTGTGCTAAGAAAAGAAGGCTAGCGGTGGTTAATTTGATGTACCTGTGGGCATCTGATGAATGGTTAGGAGGTTATTTGCGGGACGTGACAGATGGCCTTCAACCTGGACTAACACAAGCGGTTGCCGTGACTGCAAATTACCCTCCTGGCGCAGGAGGTAACTATGTATGACTTAGGTCGGGGCAAATTGCTATGTTGTTGACCCCTTAGTTTAATTGGAGTAGAATCGTAAGCCTGACATTCGTTTCAAGAAGTCATTTCACATCACGGAGACGCTCGATGAAAAAGCCAAAGAAAGTGATCGCATTCTCTCTTGCAGCCTTAGTAATCACGGTTATCCTCGTTTCGTATTTGTTGTTTCAGAGGCCCCTAACTGAAGGAACGCCAACTTTATCTCCGGATGTAGAATCACTCCGCAGCCAAGCATCAAATTTTATCGAGAATAAGCCTAGTAATGGAGGGAATTGGAGTTTAGTTGTAACTTCCGTTAACTCAAAGAATGTTTGGATTTCTTTTGTTAGAAACGATGAAGAGGCTATTAGTTCGAACATACCGGTAGGATCCTCTCGAGAAGTTTCTGACTGCACTGTGACTGTTCTTGAATCGCATCCCCGCCGTCCAGGCAATGGGTCTGGCGATACAAGTTCCTCAGCACTCATCGCTGTTCAGTGCCCTAACGAACCATCGTTCAGAAATGGCGAGCCGTCTCCGAGTGCTTCATAGAGGATTATTCCTGGGATCTATGTGAGTATGACCTGACTCATGACGCCTTAGTGCCCTGTGGTCTGTAGGGATTTGAGGATGCTGGTTGCGGTTTGGGTGAGCTGGGGCTGAGCGGTGATTCGGTGGCCGTTGAGGTTGATGGTGACGTCTTGGAGGGGTTTGAGGGCGCGGATGACGCGTTTGATGCTGATCCCGGTGGTGTCCTGGAGGTAGCGGGCTACGGCCAGGGAGGCCATCACCACGGTCAGGTGAGCCTCGATGGTGTCACGGGTGTGGTGGAAGACCGGGCGGGCCCTCAGGTCGTGCTTGCTCATCCGAAAGGACTGCCCGGGCGTGCCACAGCTCGTGATACGAGGAGACGACCTCACCAGCGTCCATCAGGTGCGAGGGGACGAAAGGTGGCGTAGCCCTTGAGGCCGACCAGGGACCGGGCTCTGGCGATGGAGGCCTCATCGAGGACCTGATCGCCTTGATGGACGGTGACAAAACGCGTGCCCTTGGGACGCTTCTCACCGGCGATAACGGCCCTGGCCCGATTGGTCTGAGCGGTCAGAGTCTGGTTGTCCC